ATCATAAACTCAGTAAAGAACTTAGTTTCTACTAACTTTTATGAAAGACCGTTCAGACCAGAAATAGGTTCTGGTGTCAGAAATCTTTTATTTGAAAACGTTGATCCTTTAATTGCTGCTCAACTAGAAAGAGCATTGTGGGAAACAATTGGTAACTATGAGCCTAGAGTTTCCGTGACAAACATACGTGCTCAAGCATCACCAGATGAAAATCTGTATGCTGTTACGCTAACTTTTATGATCGTAAACAATCCGAATCCAATTACTATTGATTTCTTCTTAGAGAGAATTAGATAAAAATGGCAGACCGTTTAAGAGTAACTGAACTTGATTTTGATACAATCAAGCAGAATTTAAAAACATTTTTAAATCAACAATCCGAATTTACTGACTACGACTTTGAGGGATCAGGTCTGTCTGTTCTGTTGGATATTCTTGCTTACAATACTCATTACCAAGCGTATTACTTGAACATGGTAGCTAATGAAGCATTCATGGACACAGCACTTCTTCGTGACTCTGTTGTGTCACATGCTAAAACTTTAGGTTATGTGCCATATTCTCGTAAAGCATCTAGAGCAACCATCAACTTTACAGCAAACTCTACGTCAAACACAGTATCAAGTGTCACTATACCTAAAGGATTCAGATTTCTTTCAAATGATATTGATGGCGTAAGTTATTCATTTGTAACATTATCTGAGACAACTGTAACAAAATCAAATACGAGTTTTTCATTTATCAATTTACCAATTTATGAAGGACAACTTGTAACATATTCTTACAATCATAATCAAGCAACAAATCCAAAACAGATTTTTACTTTACCCGATGTTGGCGTTGATACAACAACTATTTCTGTAACTGTTCAGCCATCTTCAACGAATACAGACATTTCTGTATATACTTTGGCAGCAGATGCGAGTAACACATCAACACAATCTCAAGTTTTTTATCTACAAGAAGGCAAAAAAGAACAATATGAAATATATTTTGGTGGCGGTGTAATAGGACAAAGTTTACCTGATGGAGCTGTTGTTAATATAACTTACCTAATTACAAATGGTGATGTTGCAAATAAAGCAAACAATTTTGTGGCGACAGGAACTTTAACCGACTCATTAAATAATTCATTAAGCGATTTTATTATTGATCCCGTCAGTTCTGCCGCTGGTGGTGCCGAGCGTGAGTCTGTTGATAACATTAAATTTGCTGCACCACTGCAATATACAACACAGAATCGTTTAGTCACATTCTCTGATTATGAAGCATATATTACAAAAAATTATCCATCAGTAGATTCCGTTTCTGTTTGGGGCGGTGAAGATGAAACGCCTCCATCTTTTGGCGTGGTGTATGTCGCACTGAAACCTAAAACAAACTATTATTTGTCTGATGCAGAGAAGCAGCGTATCATTGACGAGATAATCAAGCCTAAAGCAATTGTTGCTGTTCAAACGATAATTCGTGATCCTGAGTATTTGTATCTGTTAATTTCACCTACAGTTACATATAATCCAAATAAAACCACATTGACTGAAACACAGTTAAAAACTGCAATCAGAAACGCTGTTCTTTTATATAAAACTACAAATCTGGATAAATTTGATTCTCAGTTTATTCTATCAAAAATTCAAGATGCGATTGACAATGTTGATACTAACTCTATTATCGGTTCTAGAGTTTCTGTTCGTGTGCAGAAAAGATTCACACCTTCATTGAATTCGTCAACAGCATATAAAATTAATTTCAATGTGCCACTACGTAGAGGTACGATCGGAAACAAACTCACTTCAACATTCTTTACCGTAGCAGACTCTTCTGGTATTGATCGTGAAGTTCAGTTTGATGAGATACCACAATCGTTTTCTGGTATTTCATCTATCAGTGTAACAAATCCTGGACAAGGATTCACTTCTGCGCCAACAATAACAATTGACGGCGATGGCACAGGTGCATCAGCATCAGCAGTAATTGTAAACGGTAGAATACAAAGTATTGAAATTATCAATCGTGGTATTGACTATACACGTGCCACTATCACAATCTCTGGTGGAGGTGGATATGGAGCATCTGCAACGGCAGTTATTGATGGTCGTATTGGTACTATTCGTACTGTATATTATGATTCTTTAGCACAACGTCAAGTTGTTGATGAAAATGCTGGTGAGATTGACTATGATGCGGGTGTTGTGACAATCACGAACATTGCAATCAAAGATGTGCAGTCTGTTGATGGAGATATTCGTTTATCAATTGAGTCTGAAAAAGGCATCATAAGTACATCTAAAAATACCATTATTTCTATAGATCAAGACGATCCAACAGCAATTAGCACAACGTTAGAAACTGTATAATGTCAGCAGATTTAAAAACATCAATACTTGTTAATCGTCAAGTTCCAGAATTCGTTCGTGACGAATATCCTAAGTTTGTCACGTTTCTGGAAGCCTACTATGAGTTTCTTGAGGCTCAAGCGAACACGGCTGTCACTTCAAATAATCTGGTAACAACAGCAAAATCTTTGCGTTACATTAGTGACGTTGATGAGTCTATAGATGACTTTGAAAAGAATTTCTATAACACATATGCTTCATTAGTTCCACTTGATGTGCAGTCAAACAAAGCACTGCTCTTCAAACAACTTCTGCCACTTTACAGAACAAAAGGTTCTGAGAATTCTTTCAAGTTATTATTCCAACTTGTATTCGGTGAAGATATTGATGTTATTCTACCTAAGAATAACGTTCTTCGTGCCTCTGCAAGTAACTGGCAAATAGATAACAAACTTCGTATCAATCCAGATATATCAAGTCGCTACGTTGGTGATGGTACGACTAAAACGTTTTATCTTGCTCAACAAGTAGGTAAAGATGAAGTCAGTATCTTCGTAAACAATGTTCTCAAAACAGCAGGAACAGATTACTTTATCAACAAAGAATATCGTCAACTAAACTTTGTTACAGCACCCGCTAACGGTGCAGTGATTACATCAACATACGACAACTTTGATATTGCTCTTCTGAACAATCGTAAAGTAACAGGTGTAACTTCTAAAGCATTTGCAATCATCGAGTCTGCAAGTCGTAGAATTATTTCTGACACATTGAATCTTGGTTTGCCAGTAGAATTACTTATTACTGCCGATTCACTTGAAGGTTCATTTCTGAATGGTGAAGTAGTTACTATTCCTATCGTAGATGAAGTCAATGATATTTTAATTGACATACGTGCTTCAACGTTCTCAATTATTCGTAGATTGAATGTTGTCAACGCTGGTAATAATTATAGTGTGGGAGACATCGTTTCTGTATTTGGTGGTAATGCTTCAACAAATGCATTCGGTACAGTTGAACGAGTTGTTAGTGGAGAAATTGATTCTATTGCAGTCACACATGGCGGTGCTTTATTCTCTTTATCGTCACCAATTGCAATTTCTGGAAATAATCCGTTTACAACAATGATTGCAGTTGTTGATGCCATCGATACTTCAGGTTCAAATGCGGCAAACTCATTTACGGTGTCTCCAGATTTAATTTCAAATTTAAATGTTCAAATTGCATTAACAAACTCTAATTGGGGTTCCGCATTTTCCAAATCAAACATCAGCGCAGCGAATAGTATTGCTGATGCATTAAATTATATTTCTTTTCAAGTAGGACCTATTAGTAACGTCAAAGTCCTATCATCAACTGTTCCGTTGTCTGAAAAAAATATTATTCAAATAGACGCAGCCGGCGCTCAATATGGTCCCAATACTCCATATCGTTTTTCAAAAAGTCTAAGATCGATTGGACGTTACAAGATCAATGATGGGGGAACAAACTATCAAATTGGTGATGAAGTTGTTTTTGGTACTAATCCTCCAGGCACCTATGGACAACATGCTGCTGCTACAGTAACAAAGATCGCTGCAAATGGATACATTGAAAGAATTGATTCTGCTAACAGTCGAATTCGTGGCACTGGAACAGTAACTTCAGCTTGTAATGAAATTACTGGTACAGGAACTTTCTTTACAGAAGATTTAGTTGTTGGTGATAAAGTAGATATCAATAATGAGTCAAGAGTTGTATCGTCAATTACAAATGATACAACTGCTGTTGTCTCTGCAACCTTCACATATTCAGCATCTAATAAAAAAATTGGTGTTTATAATCGTTGGCCTCTTGGTGGTTATGGTTACACACAAGGTAAT